GCCAGGAAATATGGATTCTAGCAGACGGATGGACCGCAGTGACTGTTGATGGTTCTCTTTCTGCTCAGTGGGAACACACTTTGCTGGTTACTGAAAGTGGAGTTGAGGTACTAACTGCCTAAAGTCAAGTATTTTTAATTTAGATGCTAAATACATAGATTTGACTTAGACGGAGAATTTTTTTTGACTACACAACTAATTGATCCAGCAGAATTCACTACTGCGGTCAAGCTTCTTCGTTCCTTTTTTGACTCCAAAAATTTTTTAGAAGTTCACACTCAAAATAGACTTAGTATTTTAGCGGCTTGTGAAGATCCAACCACAGTTGCAACCTACGAATATAATGGTCAAATATGGCCATTACCTCAAACAGGACAGATGTGGTTAGAATACGAGTTGCTTACAAAACCTGATATAGCAGGTTGTTATTGTCTTAGCACTAGTTACAGACAAGAACAGAATCCTGTTGAAGGTAGACATGAACTCATTTTTCCAATGTTCGAATTTGAGGCGCCAGGTAATTTCGATGATCTATTAAAATTAGAAAACGACTTACTTAAACATCTCGGATTTAAATGTGATTTGAATAAGGCTCCATATAAAGATTTAGATTTTCCGGGTGGCATGTATCAAAGTGTATTAGCAAAATATACTGGTGCAGAATTAGATGCCCACCATGAGGAAGAAATGTATCAAGAATATGGAGATGTATTTTTCCTGACACATTTTCCAGAATCAACAAGTCCTTTCTGGAATATGAAACTTGGTGAAATGGATGTGAAAAAAACTGGCTTGCTTGCTAATAAATGCGATGTTATTATTGGCGGCATGGAAACCATTGGTAGTGCTGAACGGTCTACTGATGTACAGGAAATGAAACATCAATTCCATACAATTTCAGATGGTGGGTATGCACAATTACTATTTGATTTGTTTGGTAAAGAACGAGTGGAACACGAACTTTTTGAATTTTTGACACATGACTTCAAACCTAGGGTTGGAGGAGGAATAGGAATGACACGCTTGATTGCTGGAATGAAAAAAGCTGGGCTTATGTAATGCCAAAAAGTAGTAATAAGGTATTTCCTGTCTACCCAGGTGGACATGGAATAAATGACGTAATAGCAGAACTACAAAGGCAAGCACGAGAAATGATAGATGAGGAAAACTTTTATAAGAAATATGGATTTGCTAGTTGCTTTGAATGCGATGAAACATTTACAGACCTTGATGAACTTGCAGAGCATCAAGCTGAACATCTTATAAAAGAACGAACTCTGGGGTGACGAAACGGTAGACGTGATGCGTTGTTTACGTATTGTCCCTTTGCAGAGGGGCGTGTTGGTTCGAATCCAGCCCCCAGAGCCAGTTTGGTTTAAAAAATTATTTATCATTCGATAGATATTTTATCCTTTTAGGGCGCAGAGCCTTCAGATTTACATATTGTACTTACAGTAAGAGGTAAGTTAGCATAATCCATTAAATAGAGAGTATTTTTTAATGCTCTCTATTTTAAAAAAACGGTTGACTTTTAAGCTATATATAGTATAATATATTATTAACTAAACACTTTAAAGAGACCGACCTATGACGCAAAACCACATTAAAGACAGGCTAAAACTACAAATTGCAATTAATGCACTTCTTGAACTTAGAGAACACGCAACATCTGGCTCATCAGAAATGTGTACTATTGATGCTACACTTGGTAACTTAGGTGTAGGTAAAAAGTTTATAAACACACCGCATGGTCTTTTCCATCAGTTTCCTACTAAGAATGTAGTAAGCGAAAAAGTTATGAAAGCAGATAACTAAAGCTATTATAGATACTATTGTTTAATCCGTTCGAGGTATGATATTTCGATAAATATCTAAAAGGAATATGTTATGCCCCGATTGAGCCTTTGGCGTGAAGATAAAGGTAACGACTATCATTTTATAGATGGTGTTGTAAAAGAGCAATTTTTAGTAGGCGGCACCGGTATTTTAATCCACAAATACTTGGGCCCTCAAGAAACAGGGCCTTCAGATGATCCTTCTCAACCCAATCATCAAGCAAATGGTACTACAAACGAGACATCTATCCAAGATGTTTTATTCTTAGAAAATAGAGACAGGAAATACGACCCCGATATATATGAATTAAGAGGGCATTACAATGTTAGTGATAACGACTTTGATTTAACTCAATTTGGATTGTTTTTATCAAATGATACCATTTATCTAACATTTCACATTAATGATATGGTAGAAAAAATAGGCCGTAAGTTAATGTCAGGTGATGTAATAGAATTGCCTCATTTACGAGATGATTTATTATTAAGTGAACATAAAGAAGCAATTAATAGATGGTATGTTATAGAAGATGGAAGCAGACCAGCAGAAGGATTTTCCCCAACATGGTGGCCGCATATATGGAGAATTAAAGCAGGACCTATTGCAGATCAACGAGAATTCAGAGATATACTCGGTGACTTTATGGATGAAGATTCTATTAAAAATAAGCTCAGTACTTATGGTAAAGAATTAGAAATAACAGATGCAATATTAGAAGCGGCGGCAAAAGATAACGCAAATAATTCTAAAGATACTGCTCATCTATTTAATTATGATCCTGATAATCCGACATATGAACATGGCGAAACAATTCCTACAGGTTCGGCATTTCCAAACGATCCTAACCAAGGCGAATACTTTTTAAGAACAGATTATGTGCCAGATAGGTTGTTTGTAAGACGAGGCGACAAATGGCATAAAGTTTCCGATAATGTACTCAACACTACATGGGAAGGGCGGACATTTCCAAAAGCCAAATATTTTAATAATGAAGGTACTGCCTTGGTTGACGGCGATGAATATGAATCAAGACAACCACTTAGTGAAGTAATTAAACCAAAGACTGACGCATGAATTATTTTTACGATGAACAGATAAGAAAATATATACTACAATTTATCCGCCTATTCGGCGGGTTCGCTGTAAAAATGGGACAGAACGAAGTTGGAGAAGATATTTTTCAACGAGTGCCTGCACGATATGGCGATATAGATAGGCAGACTGCTCACATTATAAAAGAAAATTCTGAGAATACAATTCCTACTATACCTTTTTTAAGTTGCTATGTAACAGACTTATCCATGAATGCTGATCGCAGACGTAATCCAGCATTTGAAGATACAGTTGCAGTATATGAAAAGAAATATGACGAAGAAACCCAGGCTTATACTAGTGAATTAGGAAATAGATATTCAATTGAACGATCAATGCCTGTTCCATATGATATGACTATGCAAGTAGATCTTTGGACATCTAGTACAGAACAAAAATTACAATTAATGGAACAAATACTTGTTTTGTATAATCCAAGTTTAAACATATATACTTCAGATAATCCGTTTGATTGGAGTTCGTTGTCGTATGTAGAATTAGCAGATGTAACATGGTCGAATAGAACTGTACCTGTTGGTACTGAAGATGAAATTGATGTTTCGAGCCTTACTTTTGATATGCCAATTCATATTAGTCCTCCTGCTAATTTAAGACGGCAAACACTTATTCATACTATCATAACTCAATTACTTGAAGCAGACAGCCCAACCGAAATGGCTGAATTTGAATCATCTGGTACCATTGCTGATGCAACAAAACAGTGGATAGTAGTTACACATAATGATTACCAACTTCGATTTGTAGGCACTACAGCAACATTATACACAGAACAAGGATCAACGTCAACAGATTTAAAATGGTCAGATTTATTTAAAGCATATGGTGGTGACGAAATAAACATTGGTATTAGTCAATTACGATTGCGAAAATCAATTGATCCAGGTAGTACCGCTGGCGATGTAATTGGTACTATACAATATGGTAGTAATGACAATGAATTAACTGTTACATTAGATGATGATACGTTACCAGCAAATACTGAAACGGCTATTATTGGCATAATTAATCCGACATTAAGTTACCCAGACGATGGTACACTTGCCGCGGCGGCTACAGGACAACGATATCTAATAACCGATACTGTACCGATTGGCGGAGCATGGGGCACAATTGGAAACGGCAATAAGAATGATATTATTGAATATAATGGTAGTTCTTGGGTTGTAAGTTTAGATACAAGTGTTACCTCTGATACCAAATATGTTGTAAATACAACAACATCAGTACAATTAGAATGGACTGGCTCTGAATGGATAAATTCCTATGAAGGAACATTTAATGCTGGTTTTTGGCGAATATTCTTATAATAATAAGGTTACATGGAGGTTAAAGCATCTGGATGTATTTTTCTCTCAGTTTCTACTGGAAGAATATTACTCCAATTAAGATCAAGAAAAGTTAGTCATCCTGGTACTTGGGCGTTCTGGGGCGGTAAAGCCCATAAAGAAGAACGACCTATCGAAACATTATATAGAGAATTACAGGAAGAAATCGGAAATGTGCCTGCCGTAGTAAAAATATATCCTCTGCATCAATACAAAGCCAAAAATAATAGTTTTTTTTATAATACATTTATTGTAGTTGCATATAAAGAATTTGTGCCTATATTAAACGACGAATCATCTGGATACTGCTGGGTTGATATTGGCAACTGGCCAAAGCCATTGCATAATGGGGCAAAAAGTATATTATATAATAAAGGATTAGTAAAAGATATTCGTGCTACTTATAATATGGCTATTTCAGAAAAAGAAGATACTGCTTCTTGGTGGTGGGATCTTAAAAAATCGTTGTCTAATCGACGTTCATAATTATTCTTTCAATAACGGGACAAACTTACAATTAAGTTTTAAGTTTTTTGTATGATGGGCATGGTTTCCAATTTTGGTTATCAAATGTAACTGACCTAAATTACCTTTTGTGAGGTGAGGGAGGCGCGGATTGTGTGGTATAACCATTTTTCCGCCTATCTTAAGTTGATTAATTAATTGTGATGGAATTTCATTTGATAATGCAGTCACCATAATACGATCAAACGGGGATTCTTCTTCCCACCCCTCATAACCATTATCACATTTTGATTTTATATTGTAACCTAAACGGGTGCAAACTTCTACTGCTTTATTATATAATTCCGGAATTCTTTCAATAGCATAAACATCAGTTGCTATCTCTGCTATCACGGATGCTCCATAACCAGATCCCATTCCTATTTCCAAAACTTTATGTTCAGGATGAATATCTAATGAATGTGTCATGTATGCTACGATAAATGGTTGTGATATTGTTTGATCATATTCTATTGGACTGGGTCGATCCCAATAAGCGGTATTTTTAGTTCTAACATATTCATGTCTTGGTACTCGGCTCATTGCATGTAATACCTTTTCACTAATATCTAGTTTAGGACCATAACTCCCACGTTGTGCATGTTCTTGAATAACTCTAATCATTTCATTTGGAGTTACCCCATTCATCGTTTCTTCCATTTTTATAATATCTTCTTCAATTTAGATACGTATTCTTCTATTCCAATAATAAGGTCATTATCCCTAATTGGCCACCTAAAAGAAGGTATTACTCTTCTTTCAACCCTTTTCTTTGTGCTATCATCTTCATCATACTGTACAACTTCTGAAGAAAGAGTAAAATCTACACCATCTGGGGGATCCCCTATAGTATTTTCTAACATAGTATAAAAATCCGCTACTAGTTTTTTCATAGGCCAATCTTTTTTATCATAAGTACATAACCATTTAGGTGTATAAGTATCTCCAACTTCAACATATTCTAATTTATCTTCTATTCTAGAAAATGTGTATTTATGATTTTTATAAGATCCAATTCCTAATACATTATAATTTGTCGCAAATAACATTTCAGGATTAGTCATTAAACCATCAAGGTGTATATCTTGCTGTGACATTTCTTCCCAATCTATTTCTTTTTTATACATCTTTAATTCTTTTCTACATTTTCTTCCTGAATCATCACAAAAATAATCTTCTTGTTGTACGCCTTCCATACCTCCCACACAATATTGTCTATTATCATTCAAATACTTATTAACTAATCTAGAAACCATCACATCATATTTTCCTAATTCATCAAAAATTGTTTGTACACTTATTTCGGATATATCATGATCTATTAATTTTTGTATATCTGAAGAAAGTCTATCTAAATCTTTTTGAAAATCTCCAGTATCAAAAAAGATAACATCTGACATTGTAAATAATCCTAGTGAATTTGCATAGTCTATGAATTCAAAAATAACATCATCATTTTTAGGTGCTCTCCGTTTTTGTTGTTTTACTATCTCTCTATCAAAACTCTGTACACAAGCTATTACTGTATTGAAATTATATTCACTCAACACATCTAATTGTTCCTTGTGTAATCTGGGATCTGCCATGTGAAATTCCATTAATTTTCTCGGACACTCTTTGAAATTGGGGATAAGATCAAATATGTTTCTCATTATTTCTGGAGTCATTAATGAAGGAGTTCCGCCGCCCCAAAAATAGTTACGAATGAGGTCTGAACTTAATACAGGTTCATAAAAT